CCGCGGCATGCTCGAGGGCTGGTTTACGGGCAAGCGCCTCGCCGACTACATCCAAGGGTCGCGCTGCGATTATCTCGACGCGCGACGCATCGTCAACGGCATGGACCGCGCGGCGCCGATCGCGGGCTATGCCCGCGCCTTCGAGGCGATCCTGCGCGCTGCGCAAAAAAAAACTCCGGAGCCCCGCCGATGAGCATGCCCGAGCCCTCCGCCGATGTCTCCTCTGGACCTGACCGGCGCAGCGACTGGGATCTCGGCGCCGTCATCGCCGCCGAGGTCGCGCAGCCCAAGGCCAAGCGGCCCTGGCAGTCGCGCACCTACTGGTTTATCGGGATCAGCCTGCTGGCCAAGCTCGTCGTCCTGGTCCCCGGCCTGTCCGGGCTGCAGATCGATGTGGGCGCGACCACGGACATCATCCTGCTGTGCCTCAGCTTCTTCGCCGACCTCGGCGCCCTCTGGGGCCGCAACAAGGCCCAAGGGCCGATCACCTGGCGCCGCGGCGATCCTGGCGGTTTGCCTGGCGGTGATGACGACGGCCTGCGCGCACCCGCGCGATCGGATCGACCCGAGGAGCTGCCGCCCGACGCTCTCGGGGATCCCGCAGGCTATTGGCGTGCCGGCCGAGGGCCGTTTCATGACTCTTGACCCGCTCGCGCTCATGCCGGGCGTGCGCTGCGTGTTTTGAGCGCTGCCGACAAGGAGTCGTGCGACGCCTGCGGATGGCGCCCGGTCGCGGTCACCGTCCACGACCGCGCCCTGTGCGCGGACTACTACCCGGCCTACGCCTCGCGCTGGTGCGCGAGGCCAACGACAGAAAGGGGCTCGGCCATGAACAAGATTGTCCTCGACGCCGCACTGCGCACAGCCCTCGCCATCGTCGCCCGCCTCCCGTGGGATAGGGTGCTCGAGATCCTCAAGGCCGTGGCGGTGCGTCGGCTCAACATTTTGGTGCTCGAACAGATCGATCGCCTGGTGTTGGAGGTGGATAGCCTGGACATGAAGGGGTACATGAAACGGCAGCAGGTCATCGCTGTGCTTCTCGCCGATGGCAGCCCCGTGCGCATGCACGCCGAGGCCGCCCCCGGCTGGCTGCTCGGCTGGGCCATCGACACCGCCGTGCTGCGGCTGCGCACCGCGGAGAGCTGATTATGTCCCTGGACCTCGCGGCGCCGGAGATGCGCCTGTACTGGGACATCGCCCAGTTCGCGATGACCGGGGCGGTCGGTCTCTACGTGTACTTCGCCCAACGCGAACAGGTGCGGCGCGAGGCGCTGAGCAAGCTCGAGGACGATATCGACGGGCACTTGGCGAGCATTCAGCGGCGCCTTGGCGCGATCGAGGCGCACGTCCAATACGCTCCCAGCCCCGCCACATACGCTGCCACCCACTCGCGGATCGCGGTGCTCGAGGAGTCGGTCCGTCGCGGCCCCAGCGACGACGATATCAAGCGCCTGCATGCCCGGGTGGACGACGCCGCGCAGGGCCTCGCCGCCCTGCGCGGCGAGCTCTCCGGCGTCACCCGACTACTGACCGCGATCGACGGGTACCTGCGCGATCGCGACCACGACCGAGCAGCAAGAAGCTGACGCGATGATGTCCGCGCCGACCGACTGAACCAAGGACCCTCATGAGCTACCTCGACACCCTCGCCGAACACCGCCGCCTGGCTCTGCTGGAGGTCCTGCAGACTGCCCCGGGCTACGGACTGCATGAATATCTGATCCGCGACCAGCTCCGCGCGCTTGGCATTGCCTGCACCATGGACGTGCTGCGCGCGGATCTCGCGTGGCTCGCCGACCTCGGCGCCGTCACGGTAGCAAGCGCCGAGCACGCGAGCATTGCCCAGCTGACCGAGCGCGGCGCCGACGTGGCGGCTGGCCTGGCAAGCGTCCCCGGCATCGCCCGCCCCGGCCCACGCTGATGGGCCGCAAGCCGATCATCGACACCCTCCCGGCCGAGGCCCGTCAGGCGCTTATCACGTGGCTGTCGGATCCGGCCATGACGCAGGAGGCCGCGCGTGACCAACTCGACGCGCTGCTCGAGGAGATGGGGCACGAGGCCCGCCCGAGCCTCTCGGCCGTCAACCGCTACGCGCAACGCTTTTCCGCTCTGCTGGCCAAGCAGCGCGAGCGCCACGAGGTCGCCGAGACCTGGATCGGGCAGTTCGGGCGCATCCCGGAGGGGCAGCTCGGGCAGCTGATCATCCAGATGGTCCACGGGCTGGCCTTCGAGACCAGCATGCAGCTTGAGGACATGGGGCGGATCGATCCCGAGGACATGCCGGGCGTGGTGCGGATGCTCAAGGATCTGGCGACCACGATCGAGCGCACCGAGCGCGCAAGCAGCCTCAACGCCGCGCGCGAGGCCGACATCCGCGAGCGCGCCCGCACCGAGGCCGCAGACACGGCCGTCGCCGCGGCGACGCAGCAAGGGCTCTCGGCGGAGACCGTCGAGGCGTTGCGGCGGCAGATTCTTGGAGTGGATTGAGATGGAATACGGCGTCGCGATCGCTCGGTTTCTCCTGGGCGCCGCACTTTTGCCGGTCGCGGTTCCGGAGGTTCGCCTGCTCTATTGGTTTGCAGGTCTGGCAGGCGGGAGCGGCGCGCTACTGTGGTATGCAATCAAGAACGAAGAGGACTGGCTGTGACCGAGCCAGACCGCCTCCGCACCCCGCCCGACGCCGCCCCGCCTGCACTGATGGGCTACCAGCAGCGCTGGATCGCCGACCCCTCGCCGCTCAAGGTGATGGAGAAGGGCCGACGGACCGGTATCACGTGGGCCGAGGCATCCGACGACGTCCTGATCGCCGCCGCCTCCAAGGCCGCGGGCGGCCAGAACGTCTACTACGTCGGCACCGACCAGGAGATGACCGAGGAGTACATCGACGCGTGCGCGCTGTGGGCGAAGGTCTTCAACCGCGCGGCGACCGAGATCGAGACCGGCCTATGGGACGAGGCCAAAGAGGATAGCCACATCCGGACCTTCTCGATCCGCTTCCCGGGGTCAGGCCACAAGATCACGGCGCTGGCCAGCCGACCGCGCAAGCTGCGCGGCCGACAGGGCGTGCTGGTCGGGGACGAGGCGGCGTTTCAGGACGATCTGCCGGCGCTGCAGAAAGCGGCGATGGCGTTCCTGATTTGGGGCGGCAAGGTCCGGCTGATCTCGACGCACGACGGCGAGGACAACCCCTTCGCGGAGCTTGTGACGGACATCCGGGCCGGCAAGCGCAAGGGTACCGTGCAACGCGTGTCGTTTCGCGACGCGGTGGCGGATGGGCTGTATCGGCGCGTCTGTCTGCGCCGCGGCATCGCGTGGTCGGCCGAGGCCGAGGCGGCGTGGGTCGAGGAGACCTATGCCTACTACGGCAGCGACTCCGACGAGGAGCTGGACGTCATCCCGGCCAGCGGCTCCGGGGCCTTCCTGGCCTCGTCCCTGATTCTCGCGCGCATGTCGCTCGACACCCCGGTGGTGCGCGGCGCCTGGCCGAGCGCCTTCAGCGAGCAGCCCGAGCCGGCGCGTCGCGTCGACATCGCCGACTGGTGCGCCGAGCATCTCGCCGGCCCGCTGGAGAAACTCAACAAGCTCGAGGTGCACGGCTTCGGACAGGACTTCGGACGCCTGCGCGATCTGTCCGTGATCGCCGTGCTGGCCGAAGACAGCACACTCCGCCAGCGCTGCCGCCTCTGGGTGGAGCTGGACAAGTGCCCCTATCGCCAGCAGGAGCAGATCCTGGATTACATCGTCAAGCGCCTACCCCGATTCCGCATGGGCGCGATGGACGCAACCGGCAACGGCCTCGCGCTCGCCGAGTACGCCCAAGACACCTACGGGCGTACTCGCGTGGAGGCCGTGAAGCTCAACGACGGCTTCTACCTGGACCACATGCCGCACTTCCAGGCCGGGTTCCAGGATGGCACGCTGCTCGACATCCCGCGCGACGACCAGATCCGCGACGACCTGCGGGCGCTCAAGAAGATCCGCGGCGTACCCAAGCTCGGCCCGGCGCCGACCCAGCAGGGCGACGACAAGAAACAGCACCGGCACGGGGACGGCGCCATCGCGCTGTTTCTGGCGGACTACGCCATGCGCCAGGATCCGGGTGAGATCGACTGGGAGAGCGCCCCCGGCGGACCGCGCGCCGGCTGGCGCCACGGCCCGGCGCGCGATGATGACGATGACGACCGCGACGGCACCGCCGCCGACGGCTTGAGCTTTGGCGGCACCGCCTGGTAACCCACACATGAACCTGATCGAGAAGCTCGCCGAGATCCTGCGCAGCCCCGGAAAGGCCGAGGCGCTGCGCGCACGCCAGACAGACGCCGAGGACGCCGGGGCGGACCGCGCGATGGTCGGCAACCTCAAGCGCGAGCTCGCCGAGCACCCGAGCCACGGACTGACGCCGGCCCGGCTGTATCAGGTACTGGAAGCGGCGGAGGCTGGCGACCTGCGGCAGCAGCATGCGCTGTTTGCCGACATGGAAGAGAAGGATATCCAGATCAGCGCGGACCTCTCCAAGCGCAAGCAAGGCGCGGCCGAGCTGGAATGGCAGATTGTCCCGCCGGACAACGCGTCCGCGGCCGAGAAGAAGGCCGCGGATCAAGCGGCGGAGGTCTTCTCCGGGCTGGATGTCGCCGGCATGGTGCTGGATCTCGGCGACGCGATCGGGCATGGCTGGGTGCAGATGGAATTGCCGTGGGGCAGAGACGGCGCCTATCGGGTCCCGGAGCAACCGATCTGGCAGGATCACACGTGGTTCCAGACCGCGCCGGAGCGCCCGCGAGAGATCCGCCTGCGCAACGGCACGGTGGACGGCGAAGAGCTGTGGCCGCTCGGCTGGCTGAACCACCGGCACCGGGCGCGCTCGGGTTATCTGGCCCGCGTGGGGCTGCATCGAGTGCTCGTGTGGCCGTACCTCTTCCAGAACTACGCGCTCGGGGATCTGGCGGAGCTGCTCGAAATCCTCGGCATCCCGGCCCGGCTGGGCAAGTACCCGCGCGGCGCCAGCGAGAAGGAGAAGAGCACGCTGTTGCGGGCGGTCACGTCGCTCGGACATTCGGCGGCGGGCATCATCCCCGAGTCGATGGCGATCGAGTACCTCGAGGCCGCCAAGGCAGACGGCAACAGCCATCACACCATGATCGCCTGGTGCGAGCGCGCCAAGACCAAGGCCATCCTCGGCGGCACACTCACCACCGGGACCGACGGAGGCGGGGCCTATGCGCTCGGCGCCGTGCACCAAGAGGGGCTTAATAGCCTGATCGCAAGCGACGCACGGCAATACGCGGAGACGATTCGTCGCGACCTACTGTGGCCCATGGCGGCCCTGAATTTCGGCATCGTGGATCGGCGGCGCGCGCCGCGTTGGTATCTGGAAACCGACGAGACCGAGGACTTCAAGACCTTGGCGGAGTCGCTTCCGATCTTTGTCGACCTGGGGGCCAAGATCCCGCTGTGGTGGCTGCACGAGAAGACCGGGATCCCGATCGCCTCCGACGGCGAGGAGCAACTCAAAGGCACGCCGAAGCCGCAGCTGCCGGCGCCGACAGGGCAGGCCGGCGAGGTCAACGAAGACGACGCCGATGGCGAGGCGAAGATGGAAAAGGACGAGACGGTCGCACGCGACGACACCGCCGCAACCCGACTTGCGGCACTGCGCCAGGCCGCCATGCCGGGCTCGCCACAAGCGATGGTCGACGCCGAAGGAGATCGCGACCCCGGATGGGATCCGTTGATGGAGACCCTGCTGGCACCGGTGCTGCGCGAGCTTGAGAACGGGCTTACTCCCGAGGAGGTCCTCGCGCGACTCGACACCTGGTATCCGGCGCTCGATGACAGCGCGATGGTTGCGCTCGTGGAGCGCTCGATCATCGCGGCCGAGACGATCGGCCGCCTGGAAGCGGCTCGGCCGGAGGGGATGTGAGTCACGAACCCATCGACCAGCAGACTTTCCCCTACGGGGTCAATGTCGTCGACATCGGGGATGTCCGCGTTTCGCGCGGATTCACGCGGCGCGGTCGCGAAGCATGCAAACACAAGGCCCTGAGCTACGACAACGTCGAGCGCCGGATCTGGTGCCGTGATTGCGAGCGCGATGTGGAAGGGTTCGACGCCTTCGCGATCCTTGCCGAGGCATTCGATAACGCGGCGAAAAATCTCGAAAGCAGAGAGCGCGCCATCAAAGAGGCCGAGGAGCGGACGCTGCGTCGGCGCGCGACCAAGGTGCTGGATGAGGCGTGGTCGAGCCGGCATTTGACCCCGGTGTGCCCGCACTGCGGGGACGCCCTGCTGCCCGAGGATGTTGTCAGCGGCGTCGGGCTGGTCAACGTCGAGATGATCCGCCGCAGGCGGGCGAAGGGGCCACGGAAGTGATCGCAGACCTTAAGCAGCCCGCCAAGAACTGGCTCGCTGATAACCTGCAAAACTTTGGATCGCTGCTCGATGCAGGAGAGGACCCGAGCTGCACCTTTACCCTCAACGGGGTGGAGATTGAGATCAGGCTAAACAAGCTGCCTGGCGTTTTTGATCGCAACACAATCGCCTGCCGCCGTGGCTGACCCAGGTCTCGCAGCACTCTTCCAGCTCACCCCCGAGCGCGCCCTCGCGCTCCTTGAGGACAAAGGCTATCGGCTCACCTGGAACTGGTGGGAGATGCAGCGCGAGGCGCACGACCACGCCTTTACGGTCGCAAAGCTGGCGCGCCAAGACATCCTGTCCGACATCCGCGGCGCCGTTGAACAGGCGCTCGCCGAAGGCCAGACGGAGCGCTGGTTCCGTGAGCAACTCGTCGGCACGCTACAACGCAAAGGATGGTGGGGAAAACAGGTCGACGTGGACCCGGTCACCGGCGAGGCCCAGCTCTACCAGGCCGGCAGCGTGCGGCGCCTCCAGACCATCTACCGCACCAACCTCCAGACCGCCTACATGGCCGGGCGCCAACGCCAGTTCGACGCGGAGATCGACCGGGCGCCCTATGTCCAGTACATCGCCGTGATGGACAGCCGCACCCGGCCCAGCCATGCAGCGCTGCATAACCGCGTCTTCCGGCTCGACGACCCGGCGTGGGATATCATCGCACCGCCAAACGGCTTCAACTGCCGCTGCCGCGCACGCAATCTGTCCGCGCGCGAAGTCGAGCGCCGCGGCCTCAAGGTCGAGTCGGACGCCCAGATCGAGACGATGGAGTATGAGGGCAAGCCGCTGGTCGACCCCCGCACCGGAGAGACCACCGAAACCCGCATCCGCCGCGGCGTCTCCGTCCCGTCGCGTACCGGCCACGGCCGCGAGACGCTCATGGCCGACTTGGGATGGGATTACAATCCGGGGCGATCCGGGCGCGAGCGCCTGGAGGCACTGGCAGAGGGGCGCGAGTAAATGGCAGGCAGCATCGACGTCCGTGTCGATATCGACGACGCCGACGCAAGGCGCAAGCTCGCCGCGCTCCGAGCCACAGTAGCGGACCCGACCCCCGCGATGGAGGATATCGCCAGGGCGCTACGCAACCACACCGAGGACGCCTTCCAGGGCCAGCGCTCGCCGTTCGGAGCGCCTTGGGAATCCCTGACGCCAGCATATGTGGACCGCGAGCGGAGTAAGGGTGGTAGAGGTGGCGAGGCCAGCCCCATCCTGCAGCGCGACGGCGGACTGGCCGCCAGCGTCGACAGTCGAGCCACCCGAGACAGTGCCGAGGTCGGCGCCGGCAATGTTTACGCCGCCATCCACCAGTTCGGTGGAACCGCCGGCATGCGTCCCGGCCCCGCTGCCATCCCAAAGCGGTCATACCTGCCGGTCAGCCGCGACGGTCGAATCCCGGACACCCTGCGCGAGGAGGTCCTAGAGATCATCCAGGACCATCTTGGGCGCGCCCTGGCCTGACCAGAAAAACGCCGTTCCGGCGCTTTCCGCCACACGGAACACTCTTCCGCGGCCTTCTTCGATTTTCCCCGGATGGTTGTGGAAAAAATCGATTTATCGCGCTTTTGGCCTTCTATTTATCTAGCGTCTAAACACTGGACAGAGAAACTCGACCTTGACACCCTGAGCATCCAGTTGCGGCCACCAGTTCAGCCATTTGCAGTCTGCCCCTTGCCAGATGGGTGGTTTGTCCGGATGCGCATTAGCCACCGCAGCGAACTTGCGACCGGGCACATCGAATTGGGGTTGCAGTGCAGGGTCCGGGAACTCGGCGAATTCATTGGATGCTGTCTCGGTGATGGCGACACGATGCACGCGCTTGCCATTCGCGGCATTCTGCAGCAGCCATTTCAG